ACCGTAACCGTAGAGCAGGGCACGTTCACCCTGCGTCAAATCGACTTCCGTATCAAGCGCAGTCAGGATGTGACCACGGTTCAGACCAGCCGGAGCGAACCACTGTTCTGCAACATTCGCCGTTCGAGCGTAAACCGCAGAAACGTGACCACTTGGCGGGATGTAAATCGTCTGGCCGCTGAACTGATCAAAGACCTGCAGCCATGGGAAGTACAGAGCGCCATAACTGGAGTTAATCGCCTGGGCCAGATCGCTGTAAAGCATGCCGTTGTGCCAGTCAACAACCTGCTGAGCACGGAGACCAAATGGCGGGTCGATGATCATCAGGACATCGCCACGGGCTTCGCACATTTGCAAACCCTGACCGATCACTGCACCAGAGCTTGCACCTGGGATGATGAGCAATGTGATGTCGTAAACTTCTGGATTCTGGAAGGCGAAGATGCCGGTCTCTTCAGCTGGATTGCCGATGATGACCCGGTCCAATTCTGTGGAGTAGACTGGGTCAGTCGGGATGCCATTCGCAGCGCCAGTGAAGGAGCGGCGGTAGTACGAACCAGGCAAGCGAACCTCATAGTTCGTCGGATCGTTGTCAGGATCATTGTTCAGGAAGCTTGGGCGAGGAATCCACTCAACGTAGAGGTCCCCATTCGCTCCACCAATCGGTGATCCCGAGTTGATGACGTTCGCGATGTAACGCGTATCGGTTGAATCGAACGATACGTCATCGATCGACTCGACGGTATTTCCATTGAGGTCTGAAATGATGACCTGGTATCGGCCAGCAACGTCTCCACCACTTGTTCCTCTGCGGTAAATCTGTAGGCTGACCTGGTAACTGTCAACCCAGGTACCAGGGGATTTCGCCACGAGCCAGCCTACGATGTTCTGGAAATAAGCTGTATCAGCAGCACATTCATCACTCAGTGGAGAAACATCGCAGGAAAGAGGAAGTCCGGCAACTGAACCAGAGTCTGGCAGGTACACCCTCGAATCACTGAAGACTTCGTATGGGCGGGTGTACGGGTAAAGGATCTCAAGGGTCTCAGCGAAACGAAGCGACTTGAGGTGTGAAGTATCGGCCAGCAGCTGGAGTTGGCTGAACTGGTTATCAACGATGGTCTCAATGAATACTTCCTCAAATCCACCAGGAACAAGCATCGAGAAGGATCGCCAGTATCTGGTACCACCGCTGACACCAGCATTGTGGAGCTGTGCTGCAATGGCACTTGGCGTGATTGACATGCCGACTGAGAGAGTGAATTCAATCGCCTGGGTACTGGTCGAACCGATAACATTCATCGCGACCCGGTTATTGGAGGAAGTGATGTCGTACGGTCCGGAATCGGTGGATTGGAGATAGGAGCGCGGGATGTCGTATGCGTAAAGTACCTGGCCTACCTCCAAAGCAAAAGCTTCAGTACTAACCAGTTGGATGGATTCACCTGCAACGTCTGTTCGGAAGCAAGCGGTATCATCTTCCTGTGCGATTGCCTTATAATCATCACCTCCAACAAGGAGGGCATTGAAGGCGTTCGCGAAGTCGGTTGCGTTGTCGTAGCTGGAGCCATCCGGAATTGTGTATTCATTCACCGTCAGTGGGTCTTGGTGATCCACATTGAAGGAGAACTTGCGGTTATCTGGCTGGGCTTGGAATGTGAATGTGTCATTGATACCGATCGGTGATGCGCCAACAACTACTATTTGGAACACTAATCCGTCGCCGATATCTATTAGGGTAGAAGTCCCTGGTATACCACTTTCTACGATCGTTCCGGCAACAACCAGACCATCTGAGCTTCTGATGACTTGGTATGCTGCGCCATCCATGACTGACCCTGCTGTAGTTGGGTCACTGATGATGAGTACGATGTAGGAGTCATCAATCGGTCCAAGGTAGGCGTGCAAGTTTGGGAAACTGAGTGTGGCACTTGCTGGTCCGTCAGTTGGAGATACTTCGACGTCGTTATAATTGATGTCGTGTACGAGTGCTTGGTGAAAGTTGAGTGGTGCATCTGCGTTAACTACGCGGCTGCATACTTGGCCGTATGCGATTCCGGTGAATACGGCTATTCTGCCCCAGCCGTGTTCGCGTGCTCCGGATCTGTCGATGCAGATATCGGCCAGTGCGTCTGGTTGGCCAGTTTCGCATTCGACGCCGACCCTCATTACCCAAGCTCGGTTGCCAAGCTCGAAGTACGCAATTACAGCGTATCCGAGGAAGCTTTCTGGGAATGGTTCACCGAATGTATCGATGAACTGTTGGGCATTGGAAATGAAGGTTGGCTCTTGTAGAGGTCCCTTCTTCGCCGTCCCAATGAATGCCGGGGTGAGCGCACCGACCGCAGCTGGAACTAGGCTCAGGTCGATCTCTCTCGCGTATACTCCCGGTGAAAGGAAAACTGGCATTATTTTTCTCCTTTTCTAACGTACCATTATAATTTTGATTACAAGACTTATCTAGCAATCACATATCGAAGTTTTTGTTTTCCCCATATTGGTGAAAGTTTGTTTTGATTGGCATACTCATGCTCCGTTAATTTAAATTTCTTAGCTAAATCCCAAACTGTCTTCTTATGAATATATCCACCATCTGAATTCTGATACCAGTAATCAGGGCGTACCACGCCATCTAATTTCCAGCCAGTAGCTTTATATATTATTCCTTGATGATTATATGTCGTATCTGCAAATGAAATTATCTTTATAACCCTTGGTTCATCTATCCAAAATAACTTCAATGCCTTTCCAAGAAACCAGGATGCAAAATTTTTCCTTTGATAACAAGGATGAATACAAAATCTAGTAAGCTCATATAGTTGATTTCGCTTCAATCCTTGCTTAACAATACTCTCGTTTCGAGTTGGTGAACTGAAGACACAAGCAGCTATAAGCTCTCCATTACAATAAGCAGCATAACGTCTCGATCCCTTCCTACCAATATTAGCAAGATAATGATAATATCCAAAGAATCTCTGTAATTCATCAATATCATTAATTGATTTAATTAACACATCTTTCAATTCATAATCAATCATCTTATATGACGTTAAACCAAGTTTCCTCATTAGATTATTACGTAGCAGCCATGGATTTCTAAAATCCAGATCCCAGATCGTCATTAATTCAGATTTTGGAACTAATTTTGTTAATAATGTTGCCTTTGCGATATCTCTTGGTCTCTTAGATTCTGGATGAGTGAACCTAGAATTACATTCAATAAATAATTTCCTGTCTTCTAATGGAACTAAACAATCAAAAGAATACCCAGACCATCGTCCTGAATTAGCCTCTATTGGACCGACCATAGTTTCTGGCCCTTCCTTAAAATAACGGACGCCAAGGTTATCAAGCATCTTATAAAGTTTCAATTGATATGAATTAATATGATCAAATGGGAGAGATTGTGATTTAATTCTAGCTTTATCTAAAACCTTAATCATATTCTCTCGATACTTAGGATCTTGCCATAATTTCTTTGCCCGTTCAGAAGCAGCTTTACGAAAATCTGGATTCCCCCTAACCTCGTATTGTCTTTCTCTATACTTTGGATCATTCCAATTGCCTTTAGACCATTCAGATATGCGTCGCCTAAATTTATTTGTCCTCCTATGTCTCAGGTGTAATTCCCGTTTAGACGGGTCCTGCCATACGGCCTTCTGAGACTGAGATATTTTATTTCTCACTTCGTCGTTATGAACTTTCTTATAATATTCTGGATTACTATGTAACTTCTTAAATTTCTCCTTATATTCTGAATCTGAATATAAGGGATTATTCTTGGCTTTTTCTATTAACATTGGTTTAAGGCATTTAAAACAGGACCAAGGCCCATTCTTCCTACGATCCCAATAAGCAGTTAAGGAGATATTAATAATTTCTTTACAGGTATTACACTTAACTTTCAAATTCAAAGATCCTCTTTTGAAGATAATTGGACATTCTACTACTTGAGAGTCAGACTGTATAAATTCTTTTCTTGTCATATTCTATTTACAACTGAAATCGATATTACGATTGTACAATATCCAGGGTCATTCAACAACAGGCTTGCTCAAGATCTTGATTTGTCTCTTCTTTGCAAGTCGATCTAACTGTTCCTTCCAGACGCGATCTTCACGCAATTCCACAATCTTATTTGGGTACAAATTGACGTCCTCAGCGCCGACATAGAAATCATCGCGCTTCCCGTTATCTCGCACCCTTGGTTGGAGATGAATCTTCACCAGTTGCTTCGATATATTCTGTACCTTATACTTCTTAACATCCGGTTTTTCCTTCGCAGCCTGAATCTCACGCATCGTCGGTGGGCGCTTAACCATTATTAACTCCTGACATTAATCACTGGAGCGTCTTGTTTTCCAAGCACATTTTCGAGGAAGCTCCCATAAGCTTCCTCTGAGCCAATGCGCTCCTTTAAAGTAAGTACTCGCCCAAGGATCGTAGGAACAACCTTAGTCGGCAGAGGTAACCATCCCTCCATCGTAACAGCAAAATCATAACGCTTATTCGCACGCTGATCAGCAGGCACATCATCATCAACAGCATTAGTCATACCAGTACATTTCATAAATACCGTTCCACGAATATGTTCATCCTCAACATAAAATTCCGCAGCCGGATTGAAACGAATCTTAAACTGATATTGAATGTATTCAATATCACGCTTATGCTCCCCCCACACAGAAAGTGAATAATTTATCAAAGTAGGAACGGGACGGAATATCAACTCCATTCTCGTCGCCTGACTATCTAAATACCGCCTAGCCATATGATGGAAATGAGCAGGACTAAACTTCGGGAAGAAAAACTCATCACTCTCACGCTTAATCGACATAACCGGCAAACTCACACGCCCACGCTTAAGATCCTGCGCCCAAATCAGATAAGGCTTATCACCACCACTAACACGAACCTGCATAATCCGACTACCATCCTTAG